CGAGAGCGCGAGCGGGCACATTGCCGAGTGGAAGGAAGACCGGTCCGAATTGTCCAAGTGGGGCAAGCAGCTTCGCCAGTCCTACGTGATCGCCGCCGAAACGCTGGACGTGTCGGAGCGGACGTTGAAGCGGCTGCTGAACCACAAGACGCAGGACGTCACGATGGGTTACGGCGACCGTGACCGTATGTGGCCCCGGCTACTCGATGAGCAGGCGCGCATGTCCGCCTATCTCATGGGCCATGTACCCGCGAAGAAGGCCGATGAGGCGGCGCAAGTAGAGGAGCGCGCCGCCGCCTAAGTGCCATAGGCCGCTAATACAGTTTATCAGTTTAAACGTCTGCAACGGTATGCGCCGTTGCGCGGCGAAACGCGGCCATCTATATCTCGCTTGTTGCTGGCGCATCCGTCGCCGCGCACGGCCTTTCGGATAGAGTTACCTGCGGGGGCTCGTTTCGACGCCGACAGAAAAGGAGAACCGGTAGAGCTCCGCTCCCGGCTGGCCGCTCAGCCAAAAACTGTCTGAGCTTTCTGTCGAAGGGCTTAGGCCGTGTCGTTTGTTGATGATTCGTGGGAGAAGATCGCTGGCCTTGTGGCCGAGGTCGTCACCCAGCACCTCCGTTCCAATCCACCCGTTCCCACACCCTGGCTCGCGCCTGAGGATGCGGCCGCGTATTTGCGGCTCACCCCGCGCGGGCTGGAGGATATGCGCGCCAAGGGCACGGGCCCCAAGTATCACAAGGCCAATGCCCGCGTCGTTCGCTACAACGTGAAGGACCTGGACGCCTGGCTTCTCTCGGATGGAGGGGAGCATGGCTAACAAGAATAGACCCGCCCCGGTGGGGACCGGAGCGGGCCTGACCGAAGCCAACCAGCAGTCGGCAACATCGGAAACGGGGCGCACCTTCGCAATCAGCGAATTGCCTTTCGCTCTCCGTTATGCAGCCGAGCGCGCAGCCGAGTTTGCCGAGATCGTGTTCGACATGGAGCGCGAGGCCGAGGGGCTAGACTGGGCGAGCCAAGTGCAGGCCCGGTGCGATGCTTCTAGCGACCGTCTCTTGGGCTGTCTCCCGCCGAGCATCGCGGAAGCGACACGCGCCGAAGCCGCGCGGATGCTCTGCTATGCATGAGGTCGCACCGGACACCCCCGCCGCTATCGAGTTCCTGCGTCGCTACGAGCCCGAAGGGCTCTGGCTGCTGACCGCGATCCGACCGGACCGAAAGGCCATCGACACGCGGACCTTCCGCCCTGGCGAGGAAGACGAGCTCGCCACCTGGCTGAACCAGTACAACGGCAATCGGAACATCTATTTCAGCGTCAATCAGCCATTGCGCGCGCTGACGAAGAAGGCCGACCGCGAAGACATCGCGGAGATGCGCTGGCTGCACGTGGACATTGATCCGCGCGCCGGGGAGGACATTGACGAGGAACGCTCGCGCGCCTTGGGCCTGCTGACCGACAAGCTCCCGGCCGGTGTTCCCGCGCCTACCGTCGTGATCTTCTCCGGTGGCGGCTACCAAGCATTCTGGCGGCTGGAAGACCCTGTCCCGATCAACGGCGACGTGGCGCGCGCCGAAGACGCCAAGCGCTACAATCAGCAGCTTGAAGTGCTGTTCGGCGCTGATAACTGCCATGACATTCCACGCATCATGCGGCTGCCCGGCACCATCAACGTGCCGGACGAACGGAAGGCGAAAAAGGGGCGCGTCCCAACGCTCGCCACCCTCGTCTCCATGACCGATGCGACCTATCCGCTCTCGCGCTTCACTCCCGCTCAGGCGGTGCAGATGGCAGGCGATACCGGCTTCGCGGGAAGCCATACCGTCCAGGTGCCGGGCAACGTCGAGCGCCTGGCCGACGTGAACGAGCTCGACCATTGGGGCGTCCCCGATCGCGCCAAGGTCATCATCGTGCAGGGGAGCCATCCCGACGAGCCGCCCAAGCAAGGCGACAACAGCCGTTCCGCCTGGGTGTTCGATGCGGTCTGCGCCCTAGTCCGCGCGGAAGTGCCCGATGACGTGATCTTCGCGATCCTCACCGATCCCGATTTCGCCATCAGCGAGAGTATTCTTGAGAAAGGCGGCAACGCGCGGAAATACGCCATCCGGCAGATTGAGCGGGCCCATGAATATGCGGTCGATCCGTGGCTGCAAAAGCTCAACGAACAGTTCGCGGTCATTGGCAACATCGGCGGCAAGTGCCGGGTGGTGGAGGAAATGCCCGATCCGGTCCTGAACCGGAGCCGCCTGACCCGCCAGAGCTTCGACGATTTCCGCAATCGGCACATGAACCAATATGTGCAGGTCGGCGTCGATGAGAAGTCAGGCCACCCCAAGATGAAGCCCGTTGGTGCTTGGTGGCTCGGCCATCCGCAGCGCCGCCAGTTCAACACCATCACTTTCGCACCTGGGCAAGAGGTCGAAGGGGCGTACAACCTCTGGAAGGGCTTTGCCGTCGCCGCGCGGCCGGGCGAGCTCCACGAAACCTTCCTCGCGCACGTCCATGACAATGTCTGCCAGGGCGATGAGGACGCATATCGCTACCTGCTGGGCTGGATGGCCCGCGTTGTGCAGCGGCCGGGCGAGCCGGGCGAGGTTGCCGTGGTGCTGAGGGGCGGGAAGGGCACCGGCAAGAGCTTCTTTGCCAAGCACCTTGGGCGGCTGTTCGGTCGCCACTTCCTCCACGTCAGCAATCCGTCCCACCTGGTCGGCAACTTCAACTCCCACCTGCGCGACGCCGTCCTGCTGTTCGCGGACGAAGCATTCTACGCGGGCGACCGGAAGCACGAACGGCTGCTCAAGACCCTCATCACCGAGGACACGTTGCAGATTGAGGCGAAGGGCGTTGACGTTGAGACGGCCCCCAATTTCGTCCACCTCATCATGGCGTCCAACGACGATCATGTGGTGCGGGCGACCGGAGATGAACGCCGCTTCTTCGTACTCGATGTAGGGGAAGGGCAGCAGCAACAGAGCGCCTACTTCGGCCGGATCGCCGCCGACCTTGAGGCTGGCGGATACGAAACCCTGCTGCACTTTCTGCTGACCTACGACCTGGCCGATTTCGAGGTGCGCGCGGTGCCCCAGACCGCCGCCCTGAAAGAGCAGAAGCTGCAAACGGCTGAGCCCTGGCTGGCGGCGATCATCAGCATGGCGGAGCGCGGCGAAACTGCCGACCATGACGGATGGAAGCTCTGGGATGAGCGGAAGGCCGATGAGGTATCGGTTCAGGGCATCCTTGAGGCGGCAGGGCTCGACGCCGAGAACCGCTCCCAGCAGATGGCCGTCTCCAATGCTCTCGCGAAGCTCGGCCTGATCGAGCAGACCGACGACCGGAAGCCGGTCAAGCGGAAGGGCGAAACCAACTGCATCATCGAACGTGCTGCACCGCCAAAGCCAATCAAGGGCGCGGCACATTACCCTGACCTCACGGTGCGGCGAATGCAGCGCTGGATGTATCGCCTCCGTCCGCTCAGCGTCGTCCGCGCGGCGCTGGCGACCTACCAGGTCGAGTGGGACGAAACGGTAAGCGGCTGGCAGCTTCGGGGGGACCAGCCATGATCGCCCTGGGCACTCTGAGCACGGAGGGTAGCTTGCTCGGAGGGAAACACGGAGGGTGTTATTCCTCTGTGTTCCTAGCGACTTACGCCGCCGTCCTCCGTCCCTCCCTCCCTTCCAACCTGTTTGGGTTCGCTAGACCCAAGGGGTCGGCTCGGGCCGGTAGGGTGCTACGGTTCTTCTACTCTAATTTGTTGGAGGGGTCAGAGGGTAGGAGGATAGAGAGAGTAAGCCTTGGCAATTCTAGGGAAATTGGTCCCTCCAACGGCCCCTCCATGCTCGCCCCCTTGGGCGCTGGGGACGGAGGGGAGTATGCCGGGTGCCTTGGGCATGGGGAGGCCGAGCGCCCGCCGACCGCGCCTTCCTGCCCCCTAAAAAAGAGAGCCGAACGCCGCCAGGGCGGCCCTGCTAACTGGCAGTTAGCAGGTCTTCGGCCGCAAACCCCTACCGCTGCCATCGGTTCGGTGCGCGGCGCTCCCATTAAGACGGTGAAAACGACGGGAAACCCCGCTGGAAAGGGCTATGGAACAAACAATGAACAGTGAACGGAAGCCGCGCGCCAAGAAGCGCAAGGAGCCCACCGGCCTGACGGTGCGCGATGCGACCGGCATCGCCATGCTGCCCCCGGCCGTGGACATTGTGCGCAACATGGCTCGGCTGGGCCATCCGGTGCCGAGCATCGCCGCCGCCCTGGGCGTGAGCCGGGAGACCTTCAACCAGTGCCGGAAGCGCCAGCCTGAGGTGGATGAGGCCTTTGCCCAGGGCAGGGCGGGGCTGGAACACGAGCTCGCCAGCGGCCTGGTGAAGGCGGCGCGCGAGGGCAACATCGTGGCGGCCATCTTCGCCCTCAAGTCCATGTTCGGCTACCGCGACAATGGCCAGACCGACACTGCTCCCAAGGTCGCGGTGCAGATCAACCTGCCCGCCGCGATGGAGGCCAAGGCCTACTCGGCAATGATCGAGGCCGAGCGGAAGGGGGAGGCGGGCGATGAGTAAGCTCACCACCCCGACGCCCTGGCAAGAGCGTGTGCTGGCCATCCCCGAAGACCTGAACATCGCCATGCTTGGTGGCCGTGGCTCCGGCAAGACGACCGCCCTGGCGCTGCTCGCCCTGCGGCACTGCGTCCAGTACGAGGACAAGGCCCGCGTCCTGATCCTGCGGGCCACGTACAAGAGCCTGGCCAACCTGTGGGACGAGCTCGAAGCGCTGTTCCGCGACGCATTCCCCGGCGGGATCAGCAGCAACCGGGCCGACTTCATCATCCGGTGCCCGAACGGGGCCATCGTCACCCTGGGCAACCTGGGCCACAAGAAGGACGTGGCCAAGTGGCAGGGGCAGGAGGCGAACCTGCTGGCGGTCGATGAGATCACCAACTTCACCACCTTGCGCCATATCAACATGCTCCGCGCCAACCTGCGCGGCCCGGCGGGCATCCCGACCCGCATGATCGTGCTCGGCAACCCCGGCGGCCCGCTCCATGCCACTATCGCCCGGCTGCACGTCACCGGCCGCATCCCGTGGCGTCCTTACGAGCTCGACGATGGCTCGCGCTGGGTGTTCGCGCCCTCGACCTACCTGGACAATCCGACCATCGACACCGAGCGCTATGCCCGGTCGATCATCGCATCATCCGGCGGCGACCGCGCGCTGGCGGAAGCCTGGCTGAACAACAACTGGGCCGACCTGGCGGGCGCGTTCTTCGCGGACGTGTTTGGCGAGCACTGCATCATTCCCGACAGCACGTTCCGCGTCCCGCGCGGCCCGGTTTCGGAGCACGGCTGGTATAGCTGCGTCGCGCTGGACTGGGGCTGGTCGGCACCGACCGCCGCCATGCTCGCCATCCAGCCGCGCATCCCCGGCCTTGTCGGGCCCGGTGGCCAGGTGTTCCCCAGGCATTCGTGGATCATCGTGGATGAGGTCCACAGCGCCCGCGCCGACGATCCGAACGCGGGCAAGGGCTGGCCGCCCCAGATGGTGGCAGAGGAAATGCTGGCGGCCTGCGAGCGCTGGAATGTGCGCCGCTATGGCGTGGGCGACGATGCGCGCGGCCTGCAGAACGACACGCTGCTGGAACAGCTAAGCAAGTACGGGCTGCAACTGACCAAGCCGCGCAAGGACCGCATTTCCGGCTGGGTGAAGGTCAAGGCCATGATGGCCGCCGCCCGCGACGGCGACCCCGACACGCCCGGCCTCTGGATTTCCGAGCGGTGCCGGTACGCCCTCGAAACCCTCCCGCTGCTCCCGCGCGATGATGTGCGGCTGGAAGACGTGGACACCACGGCCGCCGACCATGCCGCTGACGCCATTCGCTAC